CGCGCCCGCCGGCGCTCCAAGAAGATCAACAATCCAACACACATCATGCGCGGCGGTTTCCGCCTCTAGCATGACGTGCACAGCACCTATCGATGCCTATAGACCCGCCTCCGGCGGGTCTCTTTCATTCGGCCGGCCTCGAGGCCAGGCCGGCATCGACTACACCAAACACACGATACCGTGTGGTTACTGCATCAACTGCAGAGAAGAGATGGCCCGCCAATGGGCGGTCCGCATCACGCACGAAGCCTCACTACATACGAGAAGTTCGTTCCTCACTCTCACTTACGCCGATCAACACTTACCAACACACAATAGCCTAAACTACGATCATTTGCAACTATTCTGGAAACGCTTACGCAAACATCTCGGCAGCCTCCGATATTACGCCGTAGGCGAGTACGGAGACAAAACCATGCGACCGCACTACCACGCGTGCCTTTTCGGCCACGACTTCACGGCGGATCGCATCATCACCCAAACGACGCCACATTTACTGTGGACATCGCCCTGGCTAGAACGAGCCTGGGGGCTCGGCCAGGTACGCGTAGGCGCGCTGGACTTCCAGACCGCGCGCTACACCGCCAGCTACGTCACCAAGAAACTGCGCAGCAAACAGAAATACGTCCGGGTGGACGAAGACACCGGCGAACTCATACCACTGGTTCAGCCGAAAGCCTTTATGTCGCGCAACATCGGCAAGGAATGGTGGCGCGACAACGTACACCACGTAACAGCTCACGACTTCGTTATCATTGACGGACGGCGGCAAAAGCCGCCGAAAGCGTACGACCGATGGCTTGGCGAGCGAAACGAGTTAGCACAAGAATTAATCAAGGAAAACAGACATAAACACATTAGTGGACACAAGACAACAGAGGAAGAATCGCGCGCACGCGCGTTAAACGCGCACGCACGCGTAGGAAGGAAGAGTAAGAAGCTCTAGCCGCCAACGGCCCAGGGGCCGCGGCTAGAGCGAGAGACGTTATCCACCGGTTACCCCCTAGAAGGGGATAACCCGTGGATAACAAGACAGACAGAGGTTGACACGCAACCACAAACATGCATAGGAGACACATCAAACCAGACAGCATTACAAGCCATTACAGCGGACCTGGGGAACCCCGCTACCTACGTATCACCCCAGGTCCGAACGTCGATTTGTCGATATTCGAACAAACAGACTAGGAGATAAGAATGTTTCGCAACAAAACAGCTCGCCAACACAATTTCGCGGTCGTACCGCGCGCCGACATACCACGCAGCATCTTTCCGATGCGCCAGACGCGCAAACAGGCTTTCAACGCCTCCGACCTCGTGCCAATCATGTGCGAGGAAGTGTTGCCCGGCGACACCTGGCAACACACCGAGTCGATCATGGCGCGCCTGGCCACACCGATCGCACCGGCGATCGACGACATCCAGCTCGAGACTTTCTACTTTTTCGTACCGAATCGGTTCTGGCCGGACTGGGAAGCGCTCATCACAGGCACCGACACCGACATCGGAACACCGCAGGTCGGAGCCAACGCAGACGTCGAAAACCCATACACGATTCCCGTAGGCTCGGTATGGGATCACTTCGGCTTACCGCCGATCACCATCGCAGCGAACACCGGTATCACCGTCAACGCTTTCCCGTTCCTGGCCTACCTCACCATCTGGAACGAATGGTTTCGAGACCAAAACCTTCAGGCCGAATGGGAATGGGATAACCAGCTCCCCGGCTGGGACCTCTACTTCCCAGGAGCCGGGGAACCCACTGGCGTTGCCACCAACACGTTCTCACGCCTCATCGACGCCGTTCAAACCAACTGGGACGGGATGCCCCTACGCGCAAACAAACGTCACGACTACTTCACTAGCAGCCTGCCATGGCCACAAAAAGGCGACGCCGTAGAACTGCCACTCGGCAGCACGGCACCGGTCTTCATCGAAGGCACCGGTACGCCAACATGGGCCGTCGGCATGGCCACCGGCAAAACACTGCAACAGGTCGGACCAACCAGCAACGCCGTCGAAATCACCGGCGTGCAACCGCTCGTGGACACTGACATCGCATGGGACGACCCGCACCTATTCGGTACGGTCGATCTTACCGACGCCACGGCCAGCACCATCAACGCCATACGGCTCGCCTTCCAAACACAAAAACTGCTCGAAAGAGACGCCCGAGGAGGAAGCCGATATGTCGAACAAATCCTCAGCCACTTCGGAGTGCGATCCCCAGACTATCGCCTCCAACGTCCTGAGTACCTTGGAGGCAGCCGAATCCCTATCACAGTCAATCCTATCGCTCAAACAGCCGCATATGACTCTGAGCCAGCAAACGCTGCTTCTGCGATCGGCAACCTTGGTGCTGAGATGCACGCAAGCGGTAATCACCGTACTTTCACTTACGCCGCCACCGAACACGGATACATCATCGGACTAGCCTGCGTCCGGGCCACACCAACATACCAACAGGGCATGCGACGGCACTGGATCGGCCGAGGCACACGCCTGGACTACTACTTCCCGGTGTTCTCGCACCTCGGCGAACAAGCCGTGCTCACGCACGAAATCTACCGTCCCGGCACGGCCACACCGGTCAACAACGAAACGTGGGGCTACCAGGAACGCTGGGCCGAGTACCGCTACACACCGAACGAAATCACCGGCGTACTGCGGAGCACTGCACCGCAACCGCTCGACTGGTGGCACTACGCGGAAGAGTTCGAAAACGAACCCACACTCAGCGACGAATTCATCGCCGACAAAACACAGGAGACCTTGGCCAGGTCACTGGCCACAGCACCGAGCGCACAATGGAGCGCTCAGATCATCATGGACATTCAGCACAACTCACGTGTGGCAAGACTCATGCCGGCATACAGCGTGCCGGGCCTGATTGACCACTTCTGAGTACCACCATGGGAGCACTAGACTTCATACCGTTTGTTGGACCCGCTGTGGACGCATGGACGCAACACAGCGCCAACAAACAAAACAAGAAACTTGCCCGCGAACAGATGGCGTTCCAGGAACGGATGTCATCCACAGAAATGCAACGACGCGTGCAAGACCTGCTGGCCGCCGGACTCAATCCGATGCTCGCCGGCGCCAATCAACAGGGCGCTTCCAGCGCCCAAGGAGCAACAACGCGCGTAGAACCGATCACGCGCAACACGGCCAGTACTGCACTGGCCATATCCATGCAGCGCAAACAGCTCGAAAACATGGACGAGCAAACACGCCTACTGCATGCACAGACCGCCAACGTTCGCGAGGACACAATCCTCAAAGCGACCAGCGCGGCCAATGTCAACATGACCACCACGAGGATAGAACACGAGGTCGCAAACCTCGCGCAAGACTTCAAACGCAAGCAAGCGGAACTTGACCTCACAGAACAACAGGTCAGAACCGCTCGACTCACCGCGGACCAGCTCGAAAAGCTACAGCCGCTCCTGGTCGAATACCAAAAGCTACGCAACCAAGCCGAACGCCTTGGCATGACACAACGACAGATAGACGAACAGTTCGCACGCTCCCTTGGCGCTGACGCCAAGATCATCCAACTCATCCGACAGATCCTGAGGTAACCATGAGCTACGCTACCAACAAACGTAACGCTCGCACGCGCACCACGGCGCCAACGCTCACCGACCAGAGCCAGGCGCGCGAAACCGATATCAACATCATCGTCGGCCGATACATCCATACCGGCCGCGCGCCTGGCGCCGCACAACAGCCCATGCATGGGGACTTCAGCCAACTCCCGATGGACCTCCGGGGATTCATCGAGTCCGGCAGAGAACTCACCAAACACCGGCGCAAACTTCCCAAGGAACTGCAAAAACTCACCGTTCAAGAACTCATCAGCTTGACGCCGGAACAACTCTCCAACATACTTACACCGGCTACTACACCGCCGGTACCGCCGGCAAAGGAAGATCCGAAATGAAGATCTACGCCATCCGCGATCGGATGCTGGACTTCTACTTGACGCCCTTCGTGGCCGAAGATGAACCCAAGGTCGTCATGCACAGCCTGGCCGAACTTATCAACAACAAGGAGAGCAAACATGCCGTCGCGCAAGCGCCGCACCACTTCGAACTCTGGACGCTCGGAGAAATCAACCAAGAAACCGGCGGCATCACTCGCACGCCCGAGCTCGTCGCCGACTGCGCCAGCCTCGTTCGAAGAGACGTTCGGCAAGAACACCACGCCGGAAGTGCAACGGTGGCAGCGCCTCCTGGCGGGCGCCAGGGAGCGCCTGGCGGCCGCGGAGGCGCAGCCGCTGCCGGAACTCCGGCTCCTGCGAACGCAGCACCTTCAGCGGCGAGCCAGGCTGAGGGCGCACGTCGAGCAACTCCGGGAGGTCATCCGGTCGATGGATAACTCCTGACGTGACACCCACTGCCTACGGCAGGCGGTGTCACCAGTACCCTCTTAATCAAGAGGACGAGGGTACACTAGGGCGGTCACTGACCGCCCTTTTTACTGACTACGGAGATAATTGCCATGGCACGAAGAAACCTCAGCGGAAAGCGGCACAGCCGCAAATTTGGTCGCGCCCGCCGGCGCTCCAAGAAGATCAACAATCCAACACACATCATGCGCGGCGGTTTCCGCCTCTAGCATGACGTGCACAGCACCTATCGATGCCTATAGACCCGCCTCCGGCGGGTCT